AGTGAATATCAGGTTCATTAATGACTTCATCATACCAACCATAAAAAGTTGATTTATGAACACCATCAAATTCCCTCATACATCTTTTAATTACTTGAATCCTATTACGTTTTTTTCTAATATGTTCTTTCATTCTTTCCTTACAGGATTCTTTATTTGGGTTCTCCTGTACCATTTAATCCTCCTTTTTAATAAGTTTGTCATATCTTTTAGACAGTAGATTCTCATTTCTTTCTATCTTGCATAGCTTCCAGGAATTATCTTTGGTATTACTGTCTATATCTTTTTGATATTCACTAATATCCAAAGCTAACTTCTTTGATTTCTCCTTAAGAAGATCCATACCATAACCATATTCATCCGAATCCTGTTCCAGATCCAATTTATTCCACGAAATATGAAGTAAATAAATTAAATAAAGATTATGCTCAATCTTATTTTCTAATTTATCTATTCTTTCTATGTTTTTATGATGAATTTTTAAGGCTTCATCTTGTTGCTTTTCAATCCACCTTTGTTTTTTAGTTTCTTCTTTCATTTATTCTTCTCCTATTATTTCTTTAGCAAGTTTAGATAATGCTTTTAATCTCTCATCATCTGGAAGTTTATTTGCTTCATTAACTGCTTTAGAAACTGGACTTTCGCCCATAAGAGGATCTATGTCATAAATAGATCTTTTGTTTTCATTCATAATTAAAATGATATAAAGTTATGCATTCATGATATCATATAATTAGTTTACTAATCAAATTTTCGCCCTAATTCGCCCTAATATGAGCTACATAAAACAATTCATTCATGATCACGATATTCATAGTGATAAACAGCTTAAAGAACACCTAACCAGGCTAAATAAATCTAAATTAGATAATAAAAATTTAGATATTCTAATTAATTTACTTTTAATTAATTATTTAAAATCTAAACACTAGCTAGTTTTTTATTACGTTTTATAAGTTTTAAAGCCTCTGCACTTGCTGTATTTTTTTCTTGCATCCCATGTAAAAGAAGTGCAAAAGGTTTATTTTCAAAGCATAAACTATCGTCTTTATCTATTTTTAAACCTAGTTTTATTGATTCATCTTTACTAAATACAACTTTTGAGTACTTAGGAAAATAACCCTGATCAATTAAATAATCATATCTCCCACCATATGAAGCCACCATATAAAAATTATTTGGAAGTAATACTTCCAAGAAAAAATTAAGACTCTTACTATAGCAATAAAATTTTAAGTCTTTATTTAACTTGGCTACATTTAACCAGGCCTTAAGATAGATAATATTAAAGAAATCCCCGCTTTCATGAATCCTGACTTTATTAATATTTTTTCTATTAACTTGAATAGATCTATTAATTAAATCAGTTAATCCTTTTAAATCTTTTTTAATAACATAACTATTAATTAAATCATAGTTATATTTCCTTGATTTAAATACATTCGGATATCTTAATTCTTCACTTGCAGCAAAGCAAGTGAACATACTTTCAGAACCTCTATTTAATACTCTCTTATCATCTTTTAAAGTAACCCAGGCCTTACAGGCATTACTTCCTGGGCAAGTTATACCTGCTGGTAAGGATATAATCAAAGTATCTTTTGATAGCTTTGCATTTCCTTTTGACATTTTTAAAATCATTTTTTATTATTCTCCTTAACTAACTTGTTAAAATCTTTTGATTCTTCGGGAGATAAACCACAGAAATAATTTAAAAGATTATCATCATAATCTTTAAAAAGTTTTTTAAGTCTTTTATTCATTTTTAAATTTCTCCTATGTTTTGTAGTTTTAAAGATTCTTTTAAAAATTCATTACATAGCTTAATTTCTTCTCTTGTACTCTCTCTTAAATCTTCACTCTCATTTTTCCAGGTTTTATCTGTCTCTCTTAACTCTAATAACTCTAAGTGATCTCTCACTAGGTCATCAATGTAATTTAATAAATCAGGTTTCATAATAATTAAATAAGATAAGTGAATAAGAAACTATAAAATAGTTTCATAAAAGGTTATTTAATAACCCTTTAAGTAACTATTATTATTTTTATTTTTCTAATTCTTTTATTTTTTCAATAACTTCTTCTATGGTTTCAAAACTTATTGAATCCTTACTAGTAAATACATTTTCACATAATTCAAATCTATTAAATAATTCTTTATCAAAATCATATATATCTGAATTAGGGAAATATACTGTCATTACATGATCATTGCTAATATTTCTACTTGCACTTGCTGTTAAATCATTTCCATAACAAGAATCATACCAATCTGAACTTAAACTATCTAATAGTTTTTTCATTAATGGTTTATATAATTTAGGATTATGATAATCATATATAGGTTGTATATAATTCATATCTTTACACCTCTATCTTCTAAAGTTTCAACTATCCCACATAATCCCCATTCTGAATGATCTTCTAATAATTCTAAATATTCAAATAATACTTCTCCTAAATATTCTTTATCCTTAAAACAATGTTTATATAATTTTTGAATGATATCTTCTTTATCAATTATTCCCCAACATAAAACCATACTTCCAAAGTCATAATATTCTTTATTATCAATAATTACTTTATTTTTTTCTTTATCACTAAACTCTTTTAATTCTTCAATCATATCTTCCGTATTAGTTTCTTCATCTAAATAATATTTAACTATTTTATCAAATTCTTCTTCTTCAAATTTTGGACACTTCCAACCATTCCAAGATTGCTTAACATCATAAAATCCCCTAAAGTTAGGACTCTCAGAATCTAACTTGTTTCCACATGGCAAATAAAAATAAGCTTGTTTCATTGTTTTAATTCTCCTTTTTAACTTCATAAATTTTTTCAAAACTATTTCTCTCTTCTAAAGTTTCTTGTATTCCTTTTAGTCCAAGTTTTGTATCTTCCAATAATTGAAGATATTCATGAACTATTTCAAATAAATAATCTGTATCCTTTTCACATTCTTGCATTATTCTATTTGCAATATTATTTGTTTCGCTAGCATATCCATTATATAAATTAAATATCTCACCATTACACCATTTGTATAATTCTTTCTCTATTGGTTCTATTTCTTTATTTTCATAAATAGTTCTTTCTAATCCAACTGTAAATAATCCATTATTTAAAATTTCTAAATATCCCCCATATTTATAAATTCTTATTGTCTTAGTATCTTCAAATAACATTTCTTGAGATACGCCCCATTTATCAGAAATTTCTTTTGTTAAGTCTTTTTTTTCAATTTGAAAAAATTCTTCTTTCCATTCTTGAAAAGATACATAAGTGTTTTTAGTTTTCATTGTTTTAATTAAATAAATTGTTTTAGTTTTTATTAAAAAGGATTGCTCCAATTTTCATATTGTTTAAGAGTGATAACTCCATCTTTACATAATGCATCTGTAAAATTATTCCATTCAGTTCGTTTGGCTATTACATCGCCTTTACGATAATTAGTAAAAGTCTTATAAAGTATTTTGAAATCTTTAAGAGCTTTAACTTTAGTCATTTTTTTCATTTGTTTAATTAAATAATTTTAAATAAAAAAAAGTAAGTCAATTAAGACTTACTTATTGGTTTGTTTATTTCCTCTTGATAAACTTTATTTAACATATCCTCTTGAGTTACATTAAAAAGTTTATTGAAAAGAGTTTCATAAAAATCTTTTTTTCGATCCTTTCCATAAACAACATAATCTGTTGATGAATTGATAGCAATAAGAATTGCATTGTATTCTTCAAAGGTTAAATACTTCATAATTAGATTTGATTTAATAAGGTTTGTACTTGATTAGCTCTGTCTTCTAATCGTGTTTTTAAAGTGTTTGTAATTGTTAATCCTTGCCAAGCTAGAATTAAAAAACAACTTAGAAAAATAATTGATCTTGTCATGATTAATTAAATGAAAGTTAATAATTTTTTGGTGTTTAGCTTTATTAGCTCTGTAAAAGCTTATAAGCTTGAATAACTATATTTAACTATGAAAGATAAATAGAGCTATTGCAAAGGATTTAAAAACTAGTAAAGTATTAAACCCTATGTATTAATGATATCAAATTATATCTATTTTAGCTATGGATATTAAAGAATTTATTTAAAAAAATTTTTTCCAGGATAATTTTTTTTGCTATGGGGGGACACTTGCAACTTTATTTTTATTTTTTGCGTGCGTGGGTAACTTAAATATATTCTATGTATCTTTATTGCTTTGGTTCTATGCGAATTGCAAGTTCTGGAGCTTGGATGTTAACAGTTTCTACGGATTCACCAACTACTTTACCTAGGCTATCGAGGATTTGAGCTGCTGTTTGTAGTTGACCTTTTGATATAGCTTTGTTAAATAGACGCATACGCATTGCTTGAAGTCTGGGAATCATTTTATCTCTTTCTTTAAGCCAATCTTCATCATTCCATTCTTTAACTTTTTTCCAATCTTGCCAACCAGTTACTAAGGAAATGCCTTCTTTTTGAGAATGTTCTATGACGAGTTGTCTGGTGGTCTTACCTTCTAATTGTTTTGAGTAAAGACGTTGACATCTAGCTTCTATAACTGCTCTTGAGTTAGAGCCACCTGTATACTTTTGCACACGAGGTTTACGTTGAGGTGCAGGTAGATCGTAGTTTAAATTATTTATAAAGGATTCAGCCACGATAAAGGTTATGATGGGAGTTATTATTTTGATAATAGCCTTAAAAGTATGAAATGCGAAAGAAAATGAGTAATATTATGAAAAAAAGGGTGATATGAGCTTAAATGAAGTCAGTTTAAGGTATGCACAGGGGGAGGTGTTTAATAGTGATAAAAGATTTAGGGTGTTGGTTGCTGGAAGAAGGTTTGGAAAGAGTTATTTAAGCTGTATTGAACTATTGAGAGGTGCTATTGAAAGACCTGGAGAGGTTTATTTTTATTGTGCTCCTACTTATCGTATGGCAAAGGATATTGCATGGAAGGAATTGAAGAGATTAGTACCAAAAACTTGGATACAGGCTAAAAATGAAACAGATTTGAGGATAGATTTGATAAATGGGTCAAGTATTGAGTTAAAAGGAACTGAAAATGCAATGGCATTGAGAGGTAGAAGTTTAGCTGGTGTTGTATTGGATGAAGCGGCTTTTATGGAAAGAGATGTGTGGGCTGAAGTAATTAGACCTGCGTTAGCAGATAAACAGGGTTGGGCTTTGTTTATTTCTACTCCTGATGGTACTGCAAGTTGGTTTTATGATATGTGGTGTTTTTGTGGAGAACAGGAGTGGGATGATTGGCAGAGGTGGAGTTTTACCACGATAGAGGGAGGTAATGTAAAAGCAGAAGAAGTTGAAGCTGCTAGAGGACAACTAGATCCACGCACATTTAGACAAGAGTTTGAAGCTAGTTTTGAAAATCTTACTGGTTTGGTTGCTGTTAGCTTTGCTGATGAAAATATTGATAAGGAAGTACAGGATCTTCATATGCTCCCTTTGTTAATTGGGCTGGATTTTAACGTTGACCCTATGGCCGGGATATGTGCTGTAAAGCATAATGATACACTATATGTCTTTGATGAAATCATGCTGACAGGTGGTGCTACCACTTGGGATTTTGCAGAGGAAGTTGTTAGAAGATATGGAGTAGATCGAAGAGTGATTGCCTGTCCTGACCCTACAGGTAGTGCAAGAAAGACAAGTGGAGTTGGAGTTACAGATCATACGATCTTAAGAAGAAATGGTTTTACTGTTATGAGTCCTAAATCACCTTGGAGGATAAGAGATAAGATTACTGCTGTGAATACTGCTTTGTATGATGCCGATGGTACAAGAAGAACTTTGATTCATCCAAGATGTAAAGAATTGATAAAAGCACTAAGAACTTTGACATATGCACCAAATACTGGACTTCCTAATAAAAATCTAGGAGTTGACCATGCTT